TTCTTATCCACATTATGCATTATATCAGATTATATATGTCTTCTGTAACCAGAGATTTCAGTTTCAACAAAGTGTTACCGACCTCTTTATGCAGAATACCTATACCACCTGCCGCATTGAATGATTGAATTACATCAGGTGTATCATCAATAAGGATTGTGTCTGGTTTTGCATATTCGGCTTTTGTTCTCCGACTTGCAACGACATTCGCCTTAAAAAGAATACCTTTAGAATCCAACCATACTTGCTTCTGCTTTGCTACGTCTGTATGATGTTTTTGTCCACCAGAAGAAGTTAGCATTTCGACCTCAATCCCATGTTCATTATGTAGAAAATTAACATAGGTCAGCAGGTCTTGCCCACCAGGCCACCAGTCTAAAGTTTCAAACTGATAATTTAGAATGAAATCGTCCCAATGTACATTAAAGTCCTTTCGGTCACGCATTGAACCGGGTAACTCATTGTACCTTTCAAAATAACGGCGTTCAAAATTACAAAGAACACCGTCCATATCCAAATAAATCTTAGAGATTTTCATTCAACACCTTTTTCAAAATCAACTTGTATTTTACACTATCCTGTGGTAGAAAAGAGGTATACTTAATACACTTTCGCCTAACTTCTGGCCATCGAATAGTGTCATTGATTTTACTTGTCCACATAGGAAAGAATCCAAGAACTTGATTAAGTAGGCACAATGATTCAACTTGTATTTCTTTTCTCAGAGTCTTGGTTAGTAGTACCGGGTAATCACCATCAGTCTTTAATACTTCATTAGGATTAAGTATACAGTTCTCGAAAATAAGTATACAGTCATTTTCAAAAGTGTATGATAGTGATTGAATTACCTTTTGTCTTTTACGAAAATTCATATCAGCCTCTTCTTGCAACAAAGGTCCTACCCATGACCTTTCATCTTCTATAAAATTGGCAACAATAAAATTAATTAAATCTTCTTTGTTGGTATACTTACGAGATAATTTATAGAAGTGATATTTGTCTTTACGATTCTCAAATGCGGTAACACTAATGTTAGTTTTACCACCATATTTGAAGTAATCATATGAGTCTGTTGTGAAGTGAAGTTTTAGAGCCTGATAGAGTCCAAATGCTTCATATCCTGATATCATATTGGTAACCGAGCACCCTTTTCTTTCAACATGTTGTTATCTAATGCCACATTTTCAATCTTTGATTTTAGATTAGAATTAATTAATGTAGCCGCCACTTCAATCTCAAGTCCAGTTGTTTTACAATACTCTACAATCGCTTCAATGTAATTATATTTTGTATTTGCAACATATTCTTCTATGGACTTGGCAAATTTTGCCATTTCATCTTTAGTTGGCATCTTTTCCTTTTGGACAATTACTGTCCCAACATTTATTGTTCTTCATTGTTTCGTTATCAATTTTGCATACAGGACAAATATTTGTAACTGATTCAACAGTCATAGGTCCTTTTTGTAATTCTTTTACTGTCCATTGCATTGCAACAGATGGTGAAACACCATACCATGGTTCTTCTTTAGGACCTTCAGATGGTCGGTCTTTAGGAAATGGCCATTCACAATCATCTATTAGAGTTTGAGTCCATTCATCTAATTTCTCATCCTCATCTACCGCAGGTTCAAATTTAGGTGTGGTATATTCATCTTCTTCATCTACAAAGTCTAAAATACCTGTTGGATGAAAACCTGAACCACGGAGAAACATTTCAAAATGTTCTAAGATATCGGGAAGAGAATCTGCACTAAATTCAATAGTAGTCTCTGCATTATGTCCAGAGATATCATCTATTTGTTTAAAAATATATTTCATTTTACAATCGTTTCATAAAGAGTTTCAAATTGGTCTTGCACAGCAACTTCTTCATCATAGTTCTGTTTGAAATAGACCTTCGCCATTTTTGCAACTATCTTTTTAGGTAACTGCAATTCTTTACTAATATCCGTAATTGCTTCACGGATATATTCTTGTTCACCTTGTGCCCGTGCCATTGAATCAGACACCTCACGGATAACCTTCAGCAACTTTTCACGGTCTGCTGGGTTTGAAATTTGATTAACACTCACTTGCTGAATAGCCATAATATACTCCTAAAATTATTTCTTAACTGTAGCGGCGTATGTTATACAGATTGGATTAGAATTTGTTTCATATGCACACTTCACGGATAATGGGTCAACACCTTTGGCAATTGCAGCCTCGATGTTTCTCGCCATGTTGTTTCTATCATTAGTATTATACACGATTGCACCAATTATTGCGGTAGTTAATACGATTACTACCGATATGCATATAGTGATTAGGTCTTTATTCATATCAAATGATTCCTTTTGTTCGGTCAATTTGGTCGATTTTGCTCTTGTAGAAAATATGTCTGCCAATTTGTTTCTCCTTTTGTAGTCTTGTCCATTTGGGGTTTACATAATCAGCATGATAATAGGTTGCCCCATTAGTCACATCATCCATTCTTTCAAAATTTAAAAATACATTTGTTGACAACTGTAAGATATCATTATACAATGAAGTCTCTTTGATTGTCAAGCGCCTAGAGGTAAATGTGCTATCACAATACCATGAAAATTGGCAGGTACCTTTTGTTTTTTGTTGTACCACATCGCAGATATTGTCAGCATAACCGGATTGAACTCTATTCAAAGTGACAAAGGCAACTGCTTTTTTGCCGTCTAGTGGTTCGTGTGCTGCTTCAAAATAAATGTTTTCAGCTAAACAAGTTACTTGTATTTTAGCATCAGCAGTCAAATTATTGAATGTTGATTTAATCGGTAAAATATTATATGTGTCTACATTTGCACATGATAATATTAAAATAATCGTTGAAAAAAATAAACTTAAAAGTATAGGTCTACTTTGCATATTACTCCTTGTGTGTGTTTTAAAGTGGGACGCAAAGTCCCACTACCCTCAATTAAGAAGTTTTCTTAATAGTAACTTTTGGTGTTTCTGGTGCAGAAATATTAGACACGAAACCATTTAAGGTTTGAGCTTTGGATATAATATCTGCTTCTGAGGGGATTGATGGCAATCCTGGATGTTCAGGTGGGTCTTCACCTTTACTCCTTGCCGATTCACATTGCATGTTCCAGTTATTGGAAATGCGGTCACGTTGACCATTGTATTCATCATATAGCATGTCTCTTGCCATTTTTAAAAGTTCGAGACGGATTTCAAAGGGTGTCATATTTGACATAGTTTTCTCCTGTGTGTGTTATACTACCTTGTGTGTGTTGTGGTAGTATATCTATTTATAATAAATTAATCCCAAAGGTTTTCATAATAGCGACCAAACAAACGGAATCCATTTGTGATTCGTTTTTGTACTTCTCTCATGCCTTCATAATCACATTTGTATGTATCATTGGGACCCTTTTCAAAGTTGTACAATGTTGGTTTGCCTTCTGTATCCCATGCACATGGTACACTTTTCATATCATGTTCACCTGAACTGAATTTCTCTTGCCATGTATCATCAGCCTTACATTCAAAAGCAAAAATCATTTCATTCAATACATAGTCCCAACGAGCGAAATGGTGACCATCAGTATCATATTCATCTTTAGATGGAGAAACCCAAGATTGTAATTCCATTGGTACGTCTTCATCATCAACATGAGGTGCACCATGTTTCTCAGCATTCAACTGTTTCAACATAGGCAGAATGATATCAGCCAATGTATGATCCATTGACCATGTATCATAACGGTCAATCTTTACATAATCAATTTTTGGATAAATGAAATCCATAACAGATTGATATGCCTTACTGAAAGGCAACAAACGGTCAGCCCATTTCTCAATCAATGGCTCATCATAATCAATCTCACGCCAAAAGAAAACTTTCTCCAGTATTATATACGGAGAAATCCAATGATGGCGGTAATTACTTTTGTAAACTTTCACATGCTCTCCAATATAAAGATAGGAGTTTTTATTGAGAACTCACTAAACTCAGGACATTAAAACGAGTATTTCAATCCGGCAGAAATTTGATTGCCAT